CCGGAGCTGAGAGACGACGAGATCATCGCCATCCGCAAAGCGACGCGGTACAAGGAATACCTCAAGCCTTGGGGCGAAACACTGATGTTTGCGCGGGCACTCCTACGCCGCCAGGCCCTCGCTGCGCGCGCCCAGCCTGCGGCCACGCCGCCCGCGAGCCGCATCGAACGGCTGCAATCCGCGGTGGAAGGCGAGCTCGATGGCCTCGCGATCACGCACGAGCAGGCTGCCGCCGTCCTCGCTCATCTCGATGCGGACACGCCGCCCGATGCGGGGGTGCGGGAGGCGCTGGCCGAGCTGCTTGATGCGGTCGATGCCGCCTACCCTGCCGCGAAGGAAGGCCACGCCGCACAGGTGGCATGGGCGGAACGCCGGGCCGCCGCATCGAAGGCCGCTCGGGCCGCCCTCGCCGCCCATCCCACCCCGCCCGCGGAGGTGGAGGTCGCACAGGCGACGCCGAAGCGTGGTTTCGCGGCCAAGCTCGCAGCGCGGCATGTAGATCTCGGCTCGCTTGGGCCCGAAGGCTATCGTCCGCCTGCCGCCCAGGCCGCGCCGGTCGATGCGCTGCCGGCCGACGCTGGCTACGAAGCGTGGTTCCTCGGCGAGCAGGGCAAGCCCTACGACGGGATGTGGAGCTTCGGCCGCGCGGCATGGCACGCCGCCCAGGCCCTCGTCCGCGCTCAAGGAGCCGACCATGAATGACCCGAAGCAAGCCACGGCCGCGATTGAGGCGAAGGAATCTTGCTATTGCTGCGACAAGCCCTTTGCGAAGAAGACTGGAGCATATTGGGTCTGGACTTGTGACGGACAGCGCCAATTCGCTGGGCCGGAATGTTTCCGCAAGATAAAAAAGGCCGGGACTGAAGGTTACCAGCCGCCGAAGGGTGGCCCGCGCATGTTTGAAAGGAATCCCAACCGTGGCTGAAAACCAATTGCACTACCCTGAAGAGTGGGGGCCGCCGCATGACCGCAGATTGACTTGTTCATGCGGCCATCCTGACCCGTCTCACATGGAGCCGAAAGCGCCGAGGCCTACATCTGTTCAAGCATGCCGTTGGCCTGCGGGTAATTTCCGTGTATGGAAAGAGCAACCCGAAGATGCGCACGCGCCTTGGTTTCTTGTGGGGCCGCAAGGAGACTTATTCAAACTCGCTAGTGCAAATGACGCTGACGATGAGGCGCGGGCAAATTGGATGGCCCATGTACTTAATGCCGCCCAGGCTGCGCCGGTCGATGCGCTGCCGGAGCTGCCGTACCAAGTTCCAACCGAGGCAGCCGATGCGGTGTTTGCCTACGCCCGCGCCGCCCAGGCCCTCGTCCGCGCCACGCCCAGGATGAGTGCGAAGCCGCTGACCGTGCTGGAGTACAACGCGATCCCCGAGCTGTGCGCTATCCAGCCCAGCCTCTACGAGAGCGTAGTCCGCGCCATCGAGCGCGAGTTCTGCAAGAAGAACGGCATCGGCACGCAGCCCGAGGCGGACAAGGGGGTGAGCAATGGCGGCCTGTGACTACCGATCGTGCGATGTCTGCGGTGGCAAAGCGTTCTACGACGCCAACCTCAGCTACGAGGACATGAGCGACGAGAACGCCAAGCTCCGCGAGGCAGTGCCCATGCGTTACGTCGGCGAGGAGCAATACAGCGATCCCGCGATGGCGGCGAAGTATGGACAAGTCCTCGGCTACGTAGGCGACTGGGCCGTCATTTGCTCCGAGTGCAGCAAGACGCATCGGACGGCGATCCTGCCCATTGCCACCTCCGGCACCCAGGCGGACGGGGAGGGGCGATGATCGCAGCCCTCTACGTCGAGAGTGACGGCGTGTACTTCGGGCTGCCCGGGGTCGACCCGTGGGACGAGCCGCGCGACGCTCGCAAGTACGAAGGCCCGCATCCTGTCGTCGCTCACCCACCGTGCCAACGGTGGGGCCGCTTCTGGCACGGAAGCACCCGCAAGCCGCATCAGTTCAGCCTGGGCAGCGATGGCGGCAGCTTCGCATCGGCGCTGACGGCCGTGCGCAACTTCGGCGGTGTCCTGGAGCATCCGGCCCATTCACGCGCGTGGTCGTGGTTCGGCCTGAAGGCTCCCGAGCAGGGCATGGGCTGGCAAGTCGCCGACTCGTTCGGTGGCTGGGCCTGCTACGTCGAACAGGGCCACTACGGGCATGCCAGCCGGAAGCCGACGTGGCTCTATGCCTGTGGCGCCCACAAAGTGGAACTTCCCGAATTGAACTGGTCGCGCGGCGAGCAGCGAATTCCCGGCTGGATGGTCGAGCGCTACGGCTACCAGAAGGCCCGCAGGATTGGCGTCGTCGCGATGGTCGGAGGCAAGGACAAAACCCGCATCCGCAACGCCACGCCGCCGGAGTTCCGCGACGTGCTGCTGTCGATCGCCCAACTCGCGAGGAAAGACGCATGACCAACCCCACCCACCCCGACACGCGCACCGACCGCGAGCTGCTGGAGATGGCGGCGAAGGCTGCGGGCTATGAATTCGTCCGGCACTCCGAATGCGGGAGTGGCGTGCTACTGGCCGGCGTCCAAGACGCATGGCGCCCTCTCGTCGACGACGGCGACTGCGCTCGCCTGGAGGCGCTTTGCGGCATCGACGTGAAGTGGTGGCATGACGCGGTTGAAGCGATCTGCCGTCGTGACTGGCCGTGCCAGACCTACGCGTTCGAGCGATTTTCTGCGTGTTCCGGAGACCGCAACGCCGCACGGAGGCGGGCGTCCATCCGCGCAGCCGCAGCCCTTGGAGACCAACAATGACCACACCCCGCCCCGACGCCGCGGCACTGGCAGCGGAGGCGCTGGACATGCATGAGCGCCTTCACGATGTCGCCGATGAAGCGGATGACGAGGGCGACATGGGCCTCGCTGACATGCTGCACGACGCTGCGAACCTGCTGAAGAACCTCGCCGCCCTGGCCCAGCGCCCCGAGTCCACCAGCGAGCGCGCACAGGGGGCGGAGGTCGAGGTTCCTGTCGACTTTCGGAACACCGATTTCGGCCGCTGGATCCTACAGGCGTACCGCGACGCGTTCGAGCCCGGCCAGACCTTCACCATCCACAACATGGCCGTCGCCTACATGGCCGGCCAGAATCGGAACGAGATGCGCCGCGCCCACCACGCCGGCGTGCCCTTCGGCTACATGCGCCCGGCCGATATCGAGGCGATTCGGTCGAACCGTGGTGGCGAATGGTGCCGGACGTTCGGTGTCACGCCGGTCAATTGCTGGCGCGACGGTTCCGACGAACGCGTGCCGGTCTACACGTCGCCGGGCTCCCGCGCCCACCACGCCGGCCAGGTCGAGGAGGCGGTGCGCAGAGATGCGGGGCGGTACCGCACCCTGCGCGATGTTCCCGCGACTGCGCTGCCGGAACCACTGAGGCAGTGGCTCTGGAATCGGCCATTCGGAACTGGCGACACACTGGACGGCATCTGCGACGCCGCCCGCGCGCAGCTTGGTGGGAAGGGAGGCGAGTGATGCTGACGCTGACGCATGACGAGCTGGTGGAGCTGACCGGGTACCAGCGGGCGGCCGACCAGCTTCGCGAGCTCCACCGTCGCGGGTTCACGCGCGCGCGCCGCGGCAGCGCCGGCCAGGTGATCCTCGAGCGGGCCCACTACGAGGCGGTATGCTCCGGGCGTCTCGCCGCCAACGATCCGAGCCGCCCCCGGCCGAAGCTCCGCCCCGCCGCATGACCAAGGATCCCGCGCTGCCCGAGCGCGTCTTCATCAAGGGCCGCTGGTACTACCTCGTCGTCGCCGAGGGGAAGAAGCGCGTCTGGAAGAAGCTGTCGAAGGTCGCCGATGGTCTGGCCGCCATGTACATCGCGCTCGGCGAGCTACTGCAGCGCGACACCGATGCCGACAAGGTGCCTGCACTGATCGCCGCGTGGCTGCAGGAGGTCAGCGCGAAGCGCTCGTCCAAGCAGCACGGCGAGGACACCTCGCGCTGCCGCAAGGTCGCCGCGCGCTTCGCCGACTTCCTGGCGGCCGACGTCGAGCCGCCGGACGTGGTCGAGTTCCTCAAGGACTTCCGCGAGACGCCGCGCACGTACAACGCCTACCGCGCGCTCGTGGGAGAGCTCATGCGCTTCGCGATCGAGAAGGGCTACCGCGCCCCCGGCACGAACCCGGTCACGGCGGTCGTCCGAACGATGAAGACGCCGCCGCGCACGCGCTACATCACCGACAGCGAGCTGCGGCGCATCAAGGTGGCCGCCATCGGCCGTCGGCCGTCGGTCATGAAGCCGGGCTCGACCGTCGAGAACGCCGGCGGACGCATGCTCTGCGCGCTGATCGACATGGCGTACCTGACCGGCCAGGCGCTGGGCGACTTGCTGGCGCTCGAATGGGACGACTTCCGCGACGACGGCATCCTCTTCGCGCGCTCCAAGGTTGAGCACAGCACCGGCGCCCGGGTGGTGATCCAGTGGACGCCGCGGCTGGTAGAGCTCGAGCAGCGCCTGCGTGCGATGCGCAAGGCCCGGCGCGGCTTCGGGGCGGCCGTGTTCGTCAAGGCCAGCGGCGATCCGTACACCGCCTCCGGCCTGCAGTCGGCCTGGGAGCGTGCACGCGACCGCGCCGGCGTCTCCGGCTGCACCTTCCACGACATCAAGGCCAAGGCACTGACCGACAAAGAAGCCCGGGAGGGCATGCGCGCCGCGAGCGCCATGGGTCAGCACTCGACCGAGACGCAGACGGCCACCTACGTGCGCCGCAAGGCCGCCAGGAAGACCTCGGCGACCCGCTGATGAGCTTCTAACGCACGTCCGCGGAGCCGCATGGTTGCGTGACTCCAAGGGCCTGCGGCGGTTACCAGAATCGGCCGCGAACCCGCATGGACACGGGATTCGGGCGCTGCTTTGGGAGCAGAGGGTCGCACGTTCGAATCGTGTCGCCCCGACCATCTAAGTACTTGATCCGCAAAGGGAAATAGGTTTTCCATCAGCGCGTCGGAAATCCCCTGTTTCTAACCAGCCGGGTTTCTTCTAACCGCGCCATGCGCGTGATCGTCACTCAGCTTCTAGATTGCGGCATGCCGCGCCGCTCACGCGCGGCGCCGATCGATGGGCATCTGCGCTCGCATCGTGACCAGGCCGGACGCCTGGTCTACCAGCTCTACTTCATCGACAACGAAGGCTCGAAGGATCCGATGTGGAACCACCTGATCGAGCCGCAGGCCGGTCCGGTCACGGATCGCGCGGCGACCTACTACGGCTTCGAGCGCCAGCAGAGCGGGCAGCTCGTCGCGCAGGCGTGGGAGGTCGAGCCGGCGCGCCGATGAAAAAGCCCGGCGCTAGGCCGGGCTGAAGGCGTCGCCGGCACAGCCGGTAGCGCTGGAGACTCAGGACGAGGCGTCGCCGGACGCTGCGGGCGCAGGTTCCGGAGCCGGGGCCGGCTCGGGCGCCGGCGCGGGTGCGGGGGCCGGCGTGTCGGCCGCGATCGCCGCGGCCACCTTGGCCCCCTCGTCGTCGGCCTTCGCGCCGATGGCCAGCGCCGCGGTCTTGGCGGTGTCGATGGACGCCAGCAGGTCGCTGAGCGCCGCCGGCGGGATCTGGCCGGCGTCGCCGAGGCTGGCGATCTGCGCGGCCAGGTTGCTGGCCAGGCCGATGAGCGCGTCGTTCTGCGCGAGCAGCGTGTCGACCTTGGTGCCGGAGTCGGCCAGGGCCTGCTGGAGGTCGGCCACCTCGGCCTGGATCTGTTCGAGTTCGGTCATGAATCGCCTTTCGAAGCGGTGGAGGAAGCGGATGATCTGGTCGAGGCGGTCTTCGCGTTTGCACGCGCGCCCCGGTTTTCCGAGGCTCGTGTGCACGTCAGCCGCCCTTGGCCTGCGCAATGGCGGCGTTGAGCGTGTCGCGCGCGGCCGCGTCGGCGGCGAAGGCCGCGTCGACCTCGTCGTCGGTGACGTCGCGGCCCTCGGCGTGGGCGGCGGACAGCGCCTCGACGGCGGGCGCCGCGGCCTGGATCAGGGCGGCGAGCAGCTGGGTCAGCGCCAGCGCGTTGGCGGTGTTCTGGTTGTTCACGAGGGTGCTCCTTTGGTGGCGAGGTAGGCCTGCAGCGCCTGGAGGGCAAGCAGGGTGTCGTCGATCGCGGCGGTCGTCGCGTCGCCGGCGGGCGCGGCGCGCAGCTGCTGCAGGGTCGCGGCCAGCGCGTCGCACTTGGCCTGGACGTCCTGGGCGTCGGCAGCCGACAAGCGGTGCGCGGTCACGAGCGTGGCGGCCGTCGTGCGCGCCGCGGTCACGGCGCTGATGCCGATCTCGATGCGAGCGTTCGGCGTCGCCGTCGTGGTCGTGCACGCGGCGGCGACCGCCAGCGCGGCGGCCGCAAGCAAGGTGCGGATGGTTCGAAAGGGTTTCACGTGGAGGCCTTGTCGGAGGTCGCCGGAGCCGCCGGCGGCGGGGGCGCGTCGGGCGCCGGGAACTGGTGCGCGAGCTCGTGCAGCACGAGGATCACGAGCGGCGCGGCGGTGGTGACGATCGCGGCCCAGCGCGGCGGCAGCGCCGCCTGCACCAGGTCGTGGTTGGAGACGACGTAGCCGGCGATGACGCCGACCAGGCTGGCGATGGCTGCGAGGATGCGCAGCGCAAGACGGGCGTTCTGGCTCATGGCCGGGCGATCTCCAGGGTGACCTTGTCGCCGCGCGCGAGCGCGTCGCGGATCTTGGGAAATAGCGCGTTGAAGGCGTCGCGCGAGTGGCCCAGGCTCTTGGCGAGCCGGTCGCGGCCGACGAGGATGCAGCCTTCGGTGTCGGCCGCCGTGTTGCCCGGATGGATGCGCACGCCCGAAAAGCCTGGCACGGCCTCGAGCAGCGGCAGGTCGCGGCCGAAGTGCGGCGAGAAGGTGATCTCGACCGCGTAGACGCCGTACGGGATGGCGGTGGCGCCCGGTACCTTCACGGCGCCGGGCGGCCGCACGACGTCCTCGAGCGTCCAGCACTCCCACAGGCCGTCGACGGTGAGCGAGCCGATCGTCACGTCGGCGTCGAGCTGCAGGCGTTCGAGCACGAGTTTCATGGCTTGAACCACCCTTTCCCAGCAAGGTACGAGGCGGTGCCAACGACCAGCACGCCGATGAACCAGAGGAACTTTTCGACGAAGGTCTTGCCAACGAGCCGGTAGGCCTCATTGGTCATCTGGTCGACCGCTTTCGCGGCGGCCTTCGCGGCGATCTCGTCGATCTGGTCGTCACTGAGCTTGCGCGAGTCGATGAGCTCGGCGAGCTCCTCGAGCTGCGCGGGGCTGAAGCCGTTTCTCCGGTCCATCAAGCGGGCCTCACGAAGACGCACGTCAGCTGCGTGCTATCAGGGCCCGCCACCAGTGCACCCGCACCGGCGTTATCGAACATCCAGGCATGGGCCTCGATGTAGTTGGTCGTGCCGTTGAGGTAGACGAGCGTCGAGACGGTGCGCGTCATAGACGCGCCGACGGTGCCAGCGTCGTTCTTTGCCAGCAGCGTGCTGTTGCGCAGCAGGGAGACGTAAGCCCCCGTCGCTGTCGACGTCGCCGAGATCGTCGCCGTCACCGTGACGCTGTACCAGCCAGCGACCTTCGGCAGGAACCGGTTCGAGCTGACGTAGCTGTTGCTGTCGGCGATGTTCTGATCGAAGATGATGACGGTGTCGCTGTTGCTCGGCAACGTCTGGTTGGCGGCCTTGTAGACGCGGGCAACGGGGCTCAGCGACGTGGAGAAACGCTTACTCACGTGGGTTCGGATCTCCGATGGATAGCCATCGCCATTGAAGACGACCGCGCCACTGGAGTCTTGCAGCTCGAAGCCGACGGTGTCGATCGTGTTGGCGCGCACGTCCGAGGTCGAGCCCTGACTCATGCGCATTTGGGGACTTGCCGATCGAAGGCGCCCACTGCAGTACCAGAGCTGTGCCGACGGGGTGTCATCGATCAGGAGGCCCAAGCTGGCGGCGCCGAAGCTCTCGAACCCCCCGTCGAATTCGACGCTCACGCGCCCCTTCACGATGTGCGCGAACGCGTTGCCAGCGCCGCGCACGTACCCCACGAAGCCCCAGACACCGTTGTACGCGACGCCTCCCCCGGTGACGACGATCCCGTCCCATCCTGCCGATGCGTCGATCTTGCAGTCGAGGAACAGGTTGTAGCCGAAAGATCCATCGGCAGTCCCGGCACCGGATCCACCCGTGATGGCTCTCCATGTTGAGGTGCCGTCGGTGTTGCCGTCGAAGATGATCGTCGTGCCGTCGCTTGCCGTAGTGAAGAGGCAGCGCTCAAAGGTGTTCGCTTCGGTCCACAGCCCATCCGAATTCAGCAGTACCAGTCCCGTGAAAACACAGTCCCGCCAGTACCCGAAGGGCGATCCGACATAGCCGCTCACGATGACCCGGCATGCGAAGGTGCAGCGCTGCGCCCCACCGGTCATGTAGGGCCAGTAGTCGTTCGACGCATGCGTCACGTGATCGGCGATGTACGGGCTGCGCCAGATCAGGCAGTACGACCCGGTGACTGTCCCGTTCACGAGAGTGACGTTCGTCGGAACGACCGTGTGCCCCGCGAGAGCAATCGTCTGACCCAGCAGGTCGATGATCACCGGTGGCATGCCATAGCCCGTGCCCGCCGGGCCGCTGACATTGGGGTTAGCGAAGGCGTTTGCGAGCGACGTGAAGTCGGCGATCGACTTGCGCTCTGCCAGCTTGTCCTGCAGCGAGCGCAGCACGGTCCCTGTTCCCGGCGCCGTGTACGAGACGTTCGTTGACCCGGAAGATCCCAGGAGCGCCAGGGCCAGGGCTGTTGCCGACTGGGCCGCCGCAGCAATTATCGAGAGGCCTCCGGATCCGTCGAAACCCAGGAGATAACCGGCGCGAACATTGGCCGGCGGCAGGTCGCTCGAGACGGTATCCCCGGGGCTGAACGTGACGGCACGCGACAGCTTCTCGCGCAGCTGCTGAGCGATCATCGTCAGGCGATCGAGCGCCCCCTCGTGGGTCTTCGCTGGGAACGGCCCGTTTTCAGGGTATACGACTTCCTGCACGAAGTTCATGTCGCGCAGGATCGTGATGAAGCCGCCCGCCGCGTACGCGTTGATGGTCGTCACGGTGCCCCCGCTCGGGTCTCCCGCGCCAGCAACGCTGTAATCCGCATTGAGCGTCAGCTGCGTTTGAGTCCCGTCCGCCGCGGTGTAGGTCACCAGCAGGTCGGTGTTGGCGAGGAAGTAGAACGGCACCGTCCAGGGCCCGGTGGTGCCGTTGGTCGCGTACTGCGCCCGGTCAAGATCGCTTTCGACAGCCATGCACGCGGCCCCTGTTGCAGACCGCGGCATGGTCGGCGCGCGCGCCGGAAACGGATTTCCCGGGCGCTACGGCGCGCCCACGGCGGCGCCCAGGTCAGGCGCGCGCTGCGGGCCGCCCGAGCCCGGCGCCCACCAGTACTGCTGGCCCCAGTCCTGCTGGGCCTGCTTGCGGATGCGGCCGAGGTAGCCGGGCGACAGGTTCTCCTGCAGCGCATTCATGCCGGCGTGGTCGAGCGCGGCCTTCGCGTACCAGAGGTTCAGGTACGGCGCGTTCTGCCGGGCGAGCTGGATGGTCTCGGCCGCGGCGTGCGTGGGCTTGCCCTTGGAGGCGGCCCAGGTGTTGACGACGGGGATGGCCAGCGCCTGCGTGCCGGTGGAGATCGCGGGCCCGACCAGCGTCCCGGTGACGCTGCGGAAGTAGTCGCCCGGGTTACTGCCGGGATCGTTGATCAGCATGTCGCCCATGATCGACAGGCCGCCGCCCTGGCTCATCGCCTTGAGCCAGAACTTCGCGGCGTGCGGGCCGGCCATGTCCACCGGATCCTTGCCGGACACGATCTGCTTGGCCTGCGCCGCGATCGCGCCCAGCGCCGTGGTCGTCACGAGCATCGCCCCGGCGTAGAGCAGGCGGTTCGCCAGCACCGGCGCGCTGCCATCGCCCACCTTGGGCATGTCGATGACGCGGCCCCAGTGCCGCGACACCATCGCGATCGGGAAGGACTTGAACTGCGCCACGGTGCGCGCGAGCTCGCCGCGGATCGTGCCGCGCTGCGCCCCCGCGCCGCTGGCCAGCGCCTTGGTCGCCAGGTCGGGGTTGAGGACGGCGAACTCGCTCTCGTCCTGGATGAGGCCGAGAACCTTGGAGACGACCTCGTCGGCGCGCGCGTCGCCGCTCGCGCGGATCGCCTCGGGGGTCAGGTGCTCGAGGCCGCCGAACTCGGTGAGCTCGGCCTGCCGCACGACGGACCAGTCCTCGGCCGTCAGGCCCTTGCGCTCGAGGTGCGTGCGGTCCCACTCGGTGAGCTCGCCCCAGTCCTTGCCGGCCATGCGCGCGAGGCCCTGCATCATCGTGAGGCTGAAGGCGCGGCGCAGCGTGTCGGTCCAGGCGTTCATCAGCGACAGCCGCAGCACCGACTGCGCGATGCGGCCCGACCAGGTCGCGCGGATGTTGTCGTTCGTCCAGCGGTTCAGGTCGCCGATCATCGACTCGGCAATGATCCCGTGCGCGGTGAGGAAGCGCCGCGCGTCCGTGCTGCCCGCCACCTTGCCGATGTTGGCGATCGCACGCCAGTACGGCAGCCGGTTGTACCCCGTGGTCACCATGTAGGTGCCGAGGTCGGTGACGCTGGCCAGCACCGCGCCGGCGAGCTTGCCCGCGGTCTGGACGTTGCGCACGTCGGTGCCGATCTGCGCGAGGCGAGCCGACTGCGGAGAGGACGCCGTGCCGCTGACGACGTCCCAGTAGGACTGCGGCGTCATCGCGAAGGTGCGCTTGATGCCGCCGTCGACGCGCTCGGCAATGTCCTGCTGCAGGCGGAACTGCGCGTTCGGGTTCGGGCCGTAGCGCTCGATGAGGCCGATGTCGCGCGACAGGCGTCCGACGTGGCTGACCATCGCGTCGTACATGCTGCCGCGGCCGAAGTCGCCGAGGTAGGACAGGTAGGCGTCCGAGGTCTTGAAGTGCAGCTCGCGCGCGTCGCCGCCGCGGTTGGCGCGCGCGCCACTGCCCTTGAAGGCGCCGGGCTCCTGCTTGTTCAGGCCCTCGGTGGCGATCGTCTCCCAGACGCTGCCCAGCATGTCGCGCGCCGCGGCGTCCGTCAGCGGCGCGCCAGCCTCGTCGACCATGCGCGTGCGATCGAGCAGCGGCAGTACCTTCTCGACCCAGGCGGCGCGGCCCGCGGTGCGCACGCGGCCCGCATCGTGCGGCTGCGGGATGTACCCGTAGTCGAGCTTTCCGACATCGCCGCCCGCGGCGTTGAAGCGCTGGCGCAGCGCCTCGATCGTGTCGGCCCAGGCCTTGGCGCCGGCCTGGGCGATCTTGTTGCCCGTGCGGCCGTCCGCGCCGGCGAAGACCTCGGCCGCCAGGTCGCGCGTCATCGCCGGGTTCTGGACGTCGAAGAGGAACATGGCCACACGCCGCCCGAGCGAGGCGCCATCGCCGGACTTCACCGCGTCCAGCAGGTTCATCAGGCGCCCGAGGCTTTCCTGCTTGACGCCCTGGATGTAGTCGGCGGTCCGGTCGATGTCGTGCACCAGCGCGCCGCTGCGCGAGCTCGCGTGCGCGGCGTCGATGCGCTCCTGCGTCGCGGCGGTCTTGAGCACCTGCAGCTGCGCGTTGCGCACCTTGCGCGCCGCCTCGGCCTGGACGTCCAGCATGGCGCGCGCGGCGGCTTCGGTGAGGCGCTGGTCCGCGCTCTTGGCCTGCCAGTCGGCGTCGGTGCGCGCGAGCTGGCGCATCGTGCGGCGCAGGCGCTGGTCGATCGCGTTGACCTCGGCGGCCGTGAGCGGCTTGTCGCGGCCCGCGGCAGCAGCCGCGCGCTGTACCATCTCGACGCACTTCGGGTTCATCGCCATGGGTTCACCTCTTGTCGGAGCACTGCTACTGGTCGGCGCCTACGCGGCGCCGCTGGTCATCGCCTGGATCCACACGGGCAGCTTCCGGCGTGCGTGCTCGGCGATGAGCGGGTACGGGATGGCGCTGCTGATCCTGTTCGTGATCCCGGGCGCCGTGGGCACCGTCATCGGGCTCATCGCAGCGCTGGCAGGCTGAGCGCGCACTGCGCGGCCACTTCCAGCAGCGGCGCGTCGCGGGTGTCGCGCGCGGCGTCCTCGCGAACCGCGGCCATGAGGTCGGCCAGCCGCATCGGCTCGGCCATGCCGTCCAGCTGCACGAGCATGTCCGGGTCGAGCCTGGCGATCTGCGCCTCGGCGTTCGCCAGGTGCTCCGGCGCCGGGCCGGCTGCTTCACCGGGCGCGCGCGCGGCGCCGCGGCTCGAACCGGCCGGCTCGCGCGGCGGCGCGCCGGCGCCAGGCGTTTCGCGTGCCACGCCCTCGCCGCCAGCGGGCGCCGAGCCGCCCTCGCCCTGCGCGGCCGCCCGCGCCTCGTCGAACGCCTGCGCCCGAGGCTGCGTGACAGGCTCCTCGGTGAGCGGCGCAGCCGGCTCGCGGGCCGCACGCATCTCGCTGAATGCGTTGGCCATGGCGAGCGCCAGGCGCCGCGGCGAGGTGCGCGGGCCCGGCAGCGCGGCGGCGCGCTCGCGCGCGGCAGCCAGGTCGCGCTCGACGAAGGACAGCTTCTCGGTCGCCTGCGCCGCGGCGGCGTGCTGCTGCAGCTGGTCCTGCAGCCGCTGAATCTGCGCCTGCTGGTCCGCCAGCTGGCCCGAGAGCTCGCGCTGGGCCTGGGCGCTCGCCTGCTTGTAGCTGACGTCCTTGCCCTGGATCTCGGCCGCCCGGGCCTTGACCGCCGCCGGGCCGGCGTCCACGAGCTGCGACTGCAGCTGGGCGACTTGGCGACGCAGATCGGCGACGTCGCCCGGCGCGAGCAGGTTGCCGGCGTCGCCCAGCAGCTGAGCGCGCTGGCCCTCGAGGAAGTCGACGCGATCCTCGAGCAGCCGGGACTCGCGCATCGAGTCGAGCATCGTGTCGCCGAAGGCCGGTGAGACATCCACGGGCACGCCGCGGGCGAGCTGGTCGGCGGCCATCTCCACGGCCTGCTGGTGCTGGTCGATGCCGGCGAGGTCGGTGTCGGGCGTCAGGCGGGATTCGTCCAGCGCGGCGGCCGTCTGCCGCACGCGCGCCGCGGCTTCGATGTTCGGATCGGTGGCGGCGCCCCGCGCCGTGTCGTGCAGCGCCTGCGCCTGCTCGCGCAGCTTCTTCAGGTCCGCGAGCGCGGCCGGATCCTTCGTCGTGGCGATCGCCTCGTCCAGCTGCCGCAGGTTGTAGTCGGAGCCCTCGACGGCGTCGCTGTGCGCCTGCTCGGCGGGCGAGAGCTCGACGGCCGCGCGCATCTGCGCCTCGTTCTTCACCGGCACGGCGCCACCGTGACCGAGCACCGCGCCCAGCACGCCCGGCACCGCGCCGACGGCGAGCGACACCGGGTCGAGGGGGTCGTAGCCGGCCGCCTGTTTGTCATAGCCGGCATGCGCCAGGATCTGGTGCTCGAGCTCGGCCTGGCCGGCCATCGTCGCTTCGCCGCCCGCCACGCCCTTGAGGAAGCGGATGCCCGGGCTCGCGCCGCCCATGGGCAGGACCAGCGAACCGGCCGCGGCCAACCCCGCTACGGCGCCGGCCTTCGCGCGCGTCGCCTCGTCGACGCCCTGCAGGCGCAGCGCGTCCGCCTCGTTCAGGCCGGTCGTGGTGGCGAGGCCGACCAAGCCGCCAGGGCCGCCGGCCGTCGCGGCGACCGCTTGCGGGGCGAAGTTCAACAGGCCCGCGACCACCCGCGTGGCCGTGCCGCTGGTCGCCGGGTCGGGCATGAATTCCTTGGCCTGGACGCGTAGCGCGTCGCCCTCGGGGCTATTCAAGTCGAGGCCCTGGTGCATGAGCTTGTCGCGCGCGGCGTCGCTCTGCGCCTTCTCGATGGGCGTCTGCGTCGCGAACATGCCACCGCCCGACATCGTGCTGCCCGCGGCAAGCACCTGGCCGAAGCCGAAGGCCTGGTCTTCCTTGGCGGCGGCGACCTCGAGGCCGGCGGCCGCGGGCGCCTTGAACGCCTGCCAGAAGTTCGCGAAGGCGCCGGGCTGCGCGACGGGCCCGACCACGGGCCTCTGGAGCCGGTCGCGGATCGCCTGGTCGGTGCCGGCCTGGAAGATGTCGTCGATCACGGCTTCACCGTCAGGACGATCGGCGCGCCCGCCGCGTTGGTGACGAAGGTCGTGCCCGCCTTGACGACGTAGCGCCCCTGGCCGGCGTGCTGCAGCGTCGCATCCTTCAGCGTCGACGCGAAGGTCGCCAGCGGGATCGGCGTGCGGCCGGCGAAGACCTGGCCGCCGGGCGCCTGCGGAGCCAGCGTCGCGGCGGTGATCGCCGAGACGCGCTTCTCGAAGTCGTCCTCCGAGACGCCGTAGGGCAACGGGATGATGCCGCCGGCCGCGCCATGCTTGGCCATGCCGCCAGTGGCGACGTCCACCGACTTCTGGATGTCGTAGCCCTGCCCGAGCGCGGCGCGCGCGGCCGCGATCTTCACCGAGGCGTCGACCATGGCGTCCTTCACCTGGGGATTGAGGTAGGCGTCGCCGATCTCGGCGGCGGCCTGCGCCCGCGCGTCCTTCTCGTCGAACGACTGCGCCTTGGCCGTGCCGTCTCGGATCGCCGCGTCGCCGCGCAGCACGAGCTCGGCGGTCAGCCGGCCGGTGTTCGTCTGTAGGCCGGCGAAGCCCATTGCGAGCGCGAGCGTGCTGTCCTTGTCGTGGAGCTGGCTCGCAACCGCGGCGATGCGAGGCTGCGTGCCCAGCGCGGAGCCCATCGTCGTGAGCGCGCTGGCGGCCTGGTCGGGCGGCAGCTGGCGCAGGAGCGCGCCGAACTGTTCAGCCTCGGCCGGATGCAGCGGCGAGACGGTCGTGCCGGCCGCGGCGTCGACGCTGGCCAGCTGTGGCGCGCGCTGCTGGATCAGCTGCAGGCCCTGCTCAACGCTCACGACCGGCTGGGTGGGCATCGGCGCGCCGTGCGCGAAGCGGTTGAACGCGTCCAGGGCGTCGTCCTTGTAGGCGGCCGTCTGCTTGTCGTGCATCGCCTGCAGGCTCGCGAGCATGGCGGCGTTCTGGGGATCGGTGCCGTTGGCGTTGAACTGCGTCTGCAGCGCCTCGAGGGTGGCCTGCTGTCGCGGCAGCGTCTGGGAGCCGAAGCCGGCCATCGCGGTCGCGCGCTGCAGCACTTGCTGGGTCGGCTGCTCCATCGACGTGCCGCGCGTCGCCTTGGTCACGTCGGCCACGTAGGCGAGGCTCGGCGTCTGGCCGGAGTTCACGAAGGTCGTGAGCTGGTTGAACGCGTCGGCGGCTGCGCGCTCCGCGGCATCGCTCTCGCGCTGCGCCGCGGCGTCCTGCTGCGCAACCAGCACCCGCGCATGACTCGTGAGCGCCTCGAGGTTCTTGGGGTCGAGCTGGGAGAAGGTCGGATCGTTGCGGAATGCGTCGGCCGCGGCAGCCGCGTCCTCGGGCGTCTTCGCGTTCGCGCCGACCTTGTCGAGCCAGCCGCGCGGATCGTTCTGCACGAGCGTGGCGCCGGCGGCGTAGGCCGTGCGCTGACCGGACGCTGCGAGCAGCTTCTGCTTTTCCTCGTCGGGGATGTTCATCCCCATGACCGTGGCGCGCCGACGCGCGATCAGGTCGGCCGCCTGCGACGGATCGATCATGGCGATCTGCGCGTCGGCGTCGATACCCTGGTCGGTGCCCTGGGCGAGCGCCACATTGCGCGCGCCGTTCTCGGCGGCGGCGAACTTCGCCTGCAGCGCGCTCTTGAGCTCGGCCATCTGCATGCGGTAGTGGGCCTGGCCCGGGGCCGGGATGGCGTCCACGCCGTCGCTGACCTGCTGGTCGAACTGCTTGCTCCACCGATCGGTGAAGCCGGCCATGGTGCCGTTGTTGGCGGCGTCCTGGGCGTCCTGCAGGGACTGCGCCTGGAAGCTGCTGCGCGCGTTCGTGACCGCGACCAGAGCCTCGTCGTGCGCCTGCTGCTTGGCGACGGCGTCGAGCTCGCGGCGCTGGCGATCGAGGTGCTGGCCCAGCGTCGTCGCGCTGTCGGCAAAGGCGTCGGCCGCACCGGCTGGGTTCAGGCCCGCGCCCTCGGCGGGCGCCAGCATGGTCTGGGACTGGAGGACGTCGACGGGAAGGCTGGGCATGGGCTCACCAGTAGGGGCTGGAGGCGACGAGCGAGCTGTTCGTGTAGCCGCTGGAGTCGGTCTTCTGGTTGGCGTTCGCGTCCGCGTAGCCCTGGTACACGTCGCCGGCGGCCGCGACGCCACCGGTCAGGATCGCCGGCTTCTCGTTGAAGATCTGCTGCTGCATGCGCCAGGCGTTGACCTGCCCGGCATAGCGCGCGGTGAGCGCGTCGAGCTCGAGGTTGCCCGAGCTCTGCGCCTGGACCGTGGCGAGCGATCCGCTGTTCGGGTCGAAGCCGCTCTCCGCGGCGGCCGCGCGCTGCTCGCCGAGCTGCTGCGCGTCGCGCCGGCGCACGCGCTCCTCGTTGGCGTTGGCCACGGCGTAGCCCGCGCGGCGCTGCTCCTGCGCTTGCTGGCCGGCGCCGATCGCGGTCTGCCACGCACCGATGGCGCGGGTGACCATGATCGCGTCTTGGACGTAGGACATCAGGTGATCCTGGCGAAGAGCCAGGCGTCACGGCCGCCCGGCAGGTATTTGCGCAGCGCGGTGGGCGTCTCCAGCTGGAACCCGAGCATGACCGCCAGGCGGCGTCCGGGCTCGAAGCTGGCGTCGACCACCATCTCGATGCGCGGGGATGCTGCGCGCGCGAGGCGGAAACGGATTGCCCGCACGATCGCGACCATGTGCGGCCCGGCGTCGGCGGCGAAGATCGCCCAGCACGACGCCCGGCCTGGCCAGAGTTCCCACAGGCCGACGCAGCACACCGGCAGCCCGTCTGCGGTGAGCGTCATCGCGTCCAGCTGCTCGCGCGGCTCGGGCGCGCCGGCGACGAGCGCCTCGTGCGCCTGCGCAGGCTGCGGCGTCATGAGAGCGACGTGGTGCGCCTCGTAGGGAAGGATCTCGATCATCGCGGCTTGATGCCTTTCGTCGGTGAGCCGGGCGTGCCGCCGCCACCGCCAGCGCCCGGGTTCGGGTTGACGCGCAGCAGCGGCGTCACGGCGCTCGCGAGCTGCTGCCGGGCTGCCAGCGACGCGCCGGCGCTCGAGGCGAGCGCCAGGGCGGCGACTCCCTCGTCCTGCCGCCCCTCGGGGTCGCCCAGCTTCAGCCGGCCTGCGGACGCGTCGTCGCCCAGGATCGGGCGCGCTGGCATCAGCGGCCCTCGCTGACCTGGTACTGCGGCAGGATCGCCAGCAGCGTCATCGGCTGCGGCCGGTCCTTGCCGATGATGATGGGCAGCGAGAGGTCGTAGTCGCCGTCCCACTCGATCTCGGCGTAGCCGGTGAACGGCGGAGGCGCTTCGCCCATCGGAACGTCGGGCGTGCGGTAGACGAGCTCCCCGAGCGCGTCCATCGAGGCGCCGGCGATGCCGCCCGACGCGCGGCGCAGCAGCACCGTCACCAGGTGCGCGCGCTTCGTCTTGCCCATGGCCGTGCCGAGTGCCGAACCGCCTTCAAGGTCCATGGGCTGCAGGTAGGCCGGCGACGGCAGGCCGACGGTGACGACGCTTCCGGCCAGCTGCAGCGTGATCGCGCCGCCGCTGACGGTCCGGTTCGGGTGCCGAGCGCCGTCGACGTGCACCCAGACCTCCTGGCCCTCGAGGTAGCCCAGGCCCGAGATCGTCGTCGCCGGCGCGCCGCGATAGGTGGCCGCCATGTCCGAGTAGATCCAGTCGACCTGGTTGGTGTCCTCGGTGTCCTCGTCGGCCAGGTAGGCGACGTAGCGCCGCGTCGCGCCGTTGATCGTGTAGCGCACGATCGCCCAGAGGTCGTCGCGGCTGCCGGTGGGCGACGGAATGCAGACGATGCTCTCGACGACGCCGCCCTGCAGCGGGTGGCGATGCCAGGCCATGGCGTTCTGCTCTCGGTTGAGCGTCAGGCCGATGAGCAGGCCGTCCGCGCGCGTGCACCAGAGGATGCCCCAGGGCTCCTGCTGGTAGGCCATGCCCGTGATGCCGCTCTTCGTGATGTGCTCGGCGTAGACGGTGACGTCCGGGCTCTCGAAGCCGTCGGTCTCGAACCGGAACGACATCGCGCGGGCCTTGCGCCCGGACTTCTGCACGAAGACTGTCTCGCCGCCCACGAGCGCGGGCGCGACGCGGTTGGAGCCGTACTTGCTCTGCGGCGCCGCTTTGCAGTTGGTCGGCCCGAAGGCCTCCTGCTGGTTGGCCTCGGCGCACGACCACTCGTTGCCGGACGCGCCGATCAGCAGCACATCGCCAGGCGACAGCCAGCGGATGATGGCGACCGTGTCGCTCGCGAGCGTGCGATCGAAAGCGGCGTCGAGCGTGACCTGGCCGCCGATCTCGTAGGAGAAGTTCAGGAAGTCGCCGGCCACCGAGAACCAGAGCTTCGAGTCGCGGGCGAAGACGAGGCGCTCTCGGAAGAACGTCACGCACGTGGGCCAGCCGTCGTCGTCGTTCCAGGCCTGCCGCGCCCAGCGCTTCGTTGCGGTCGTGACGGCGCCGTTCGGGACGGTCGACACGACGGTGCCGCTCGCGTGCGTCGCGTCGGTGACGGCCGTGATCTTGACCCAGCCGTAGCCGGACTCGAGGTACTGCCACTGCACGCCGCCGTCGCCGTCGTAGGCCGCGCCCTCCGTGTGCGTGGGCTTGACGGTGCCCGTCGTGCCGGCGTTGAGCGCCTGGTAGTTGGAGCCGTTCGAGCGGCGCAGCGCGCCCAGCGTGATCGACTTGCCGGCCTCCCACTGCTCGATCGCGAGGACGTCGGCCTCCTGCAGGTAGAAGTAGGTCCCGACGTCGCTCGCCCGGAAGACCGCGGCGCTGGCCACCAGCGTCACCGAGCCGGTCGTTCCGCTCGCCTGCACGGTCGTGGTGGTCGTGTTCATGTCGCCGAAGGGCGGCGGGTTGCACTGCAGCGGCCCGATGGTCCAGTCCGTCGCGGCGTGGCGCGCCAGCAGCTGCGGCGCGGAGGTGCCGTTGACGATGAAGATCTCGTCGCCCGTGCCGACGTAGCGCAACGCGAGCGTGCCGTCGCTGGCCGTGAGGTCGGCCGCGGCGTAGGGGCTCACGATCTCGTAGGGCGACGCGCCGGACACGACCTGGCCGCGGTTGGCGTAGAAGCGCAGGTAGTGGTCGCCCGCCTCGATCACGTAGGCGTCGTCCTCGCTGAAGACGAAGCGCATCAGCCAGGTGCGCGTCGTGCTGTTCTTGACCTCGGCGCCGAAGACGAAGCCCGGCCGGGTGACGGCCGGGCCCTGCGTGAGCGGGATGAAGCCGGACATGAGCTGGCAGCCCGCGCCGTACTTGGCGACGTCGGGCCGCCCGTATAGCAGCGGCGAGAGCTCGCCGCCGTTGAAGCTCGTGACGATCGGGGATGCCTTGCCCACGTCAGCCCTCCAGGCCGTAGAGCGAGCGCTCCCACGAGTTCGGCGCGCCGCGCTGCGGCGGCATCTGGATGTCGTTGGTGCGCTTGGCCTTTCGCAGCGCTTCGGTGCGCTCCTGCAGCGCGGCCTGGCGCTTGGACAGATCCTGCGTCAGCGACTCGCAGGACTCGGCGGCGAGCCGGCAGGCGAGCGAGTCGACGAACAGCGGCGGGAAGAGGCCTGCGTTCGTGATGCGCTGCACGTAGCGGATCTTCAGCGGCGAGGCTTGGTCGGTGAGCACCGCAGCGCCCTCGATCGTGAAGAGGCCCTCGCGGAGTGTCGGCGTGTAGAAGACCCAGTCCTCGCCGATCTCGATCATCTTCAGGAAGCCGGTAGGAAGCGGGTATGCCGCGGCCCAGCCGAACGCCGGCGGCGTCGAGCTCGCCGGAATCAGCGCGCGCGTCGTGGCGAAGGCCCAGGGGTGATCCGCGAGCTCGGCGTCGACGGACGCGTCCCACAGGGCCGACAGGACACGGGCCTGCTTCGACGGGTCGTCGAGGCTCGTGATGCGCAGGCCGCCCAGCTTGATGAGCGCGCGGTTGCAGATGTCGGTTTGGGATGCCATGTCACGCCTCGTAGCAGCCGGCCGCACCCGTGCCGTCGTTCTTTCGAGCGACGCCATCGAGCGCGTATTTGAGGACCGCGCGGCCCGAGGGCACACGATTTCGCAGCAGGCCCGCGTTCGCGTTGCCGGTATTGATGTGGTAGTCGCCGCCGTTGGCCGGCGTGCCGTTGATCGGCAGCACGGTGTAGCTGTTGAAGATCGCGCCGACCTGGGCCTGCGTCAGAGCTGCACCGCCGGTGTACGTGAGGTTGGCAGTCGACGACGGCAGCCATGCGTTGCCGAGATACGGCTGGTCGGTGTTGTCGTTGTGCGGCCAGTCTGCCGTCGTGCGGTTCACCGCCCCGAACAGGGACACGTTGCCGATGTTGCCGGTGCCGTACGTGAACTCCCAGTTGCCCGTCGAACCCTGGCCGCTGGTGAACGTGTCGGTCTTGATGTTCCAGTCGTCGACGACCGAGAACATGGAACGGCCGCGCTTGATCACGCCATAGGGCGCGAACTTCGACGTCGTCGCGTCGTTGTACATGCGGTTGCAGCGGTTGCCGACCGCCGTGTTGTGCATGTCCAGGTACTGCTGGATCGTCGTCAAGTCGCCGTCGTTGAAGATCGACATCGCGTGCGTCCCGTTCGAGTTGTCGTTCTCGTACAGGTTTTGGACGTTGGCGAATCCGCGGTCGTAGGTCTGGGCCGTCGTGTAGACCATGCTCTCCAGCGCGCTCACGCGGTTGCAGAACATGATCGCGCCGTTGTCGCCGGCGCCGCTCGCGTTCGGATCCGTGCGCCGGTACCACTTCGGCAGGATGCAGCCGACGGTGATCTTCGGTTGATCGTGCACCGAGTCGATGTTCGCGGTGTCGGCGGTGATGACGCCCGCGTAGATGCAGCAGTCCGCACCGGCGACCACGGTGCCGCCAGACAGGAGCGTCGTCTTTCCGCCCTGAATCGTGACGTTGTAGGCGAACTTGCGCAGCCAGTTGTAGCCGGCCGAGAAGTTCCCCGTGAGCGCCGTGCCGTCCAAGGTGACGGTGTCGAGGATGATCGACTGCGCGCCTGCGGTGTTCGGGTTTTCGTTGCGCCCCGCGAAGCAGTTGTTCTGCCCCGCAGTAGCGACCAGCGACAGGTTGCGCCAGCGGAACGATCCGCTGTACTGGCTGAACGCGCTGTAGGTGATCGACACCGCCGCGGCGTTGAGCGGGTCGGCCTCGATGGTGCAGTACGTCACCGAGCCGGTGACCGCGCTGGACGACGTGCCAACCGTGTGCGTCTGCGGGCTGCCCGAGGCATCCATCAGGCGGATCGTCGCGCCGTCGAAGTTGTTGTGCGACCGGTTCGCGTTGTTCCAGGTCGCGATGGCCGTCAGCGCCGCCGCGATCGTCGCGTAGGGATTGGCGCGCGCGGTCGTCGCGTTGGTGCTGACCTGAGGTGTGCCGCCAGCGCCGGCCTGCACGTAGGCGTACGCGCCGCCGTAGGTCGTAAGCCGGTCGTTGAAGACGTTCAGCGCCGTGCATGGCAAGTTCGTCGGCCACGCGATGCCGCCAGCGACCAGGTCGAGCACGGCGCTGCTGTCGCCGATCCAGGGATAGACCTTCGCGTTGACCTTGGTCAGCGACGAGGACGTGCTGTTGTTCAGGCCGGAGAAGTCGACCGATGCGGCCCACACCTCGGGGATATTGCCCTTGGTGATCTTGGTCGACAGCGTTGGCGTGCTGACAGTGACGGTGGCGCTGGTGTTCGTGCCGTCGGTGGCCGAGTACTTGACGCAGGCGACCTGCTGGCCGGCCCGGGCGAACATCGAGAACGCCAGGCCCTCGACGGCGTAGCTCGTGGCCGTCGTGTAGTCGTTCTGCGGGTTGATCCAGCCCCAGATCGGCTTCGGGTAGGCGCGCGTCGACAGGTTCGTGAATGTCGCGCCCGTGTTACCCGCGACCTGGCCGCTGTAGAAGCCCGAGGCGAGCGTCGCGGAGACGATCGTCGTGCCGGCGAAGATCGTGTCGTCCAGGCTGACGTAGAAGATCGTGTCCCCTGCGCCGTCGGTGCCGAAGAGCTTCGAGCCGCCGTTCGGATACTGCCGGCGGATCTGCGCCACGCCAGTGATCGTGCGCGAGACGGTCGTCGCGTTGCCGGCCGTGTCGAAGCCCGGATCGCTGACCGTGATGGTGAGCTTCGTCGGATCGCAGGCGCCGGTCGTCGTGATGCCCTTGAGCGTGATCAGCGCGACCCAGCCGGAACCCGTCGCGCCCACGGCGCTGCCGATGTTCGGTCCCGCCGTCGTGACGACGGGATCGAGCTGCGTGTCGTCGGCGATCGTGAGCGTCTTCAGGCTGCCCGCCGGAACGACAGGCGCCGCCGGCGCGGACGCCACTGCCACCTCCCGCTTGCGATTGCGCCAGGCCGACACGCTCAGGCCCGTGGGGGCGGCCGACACGTTCACGCGGATCTGGCACGGCGGCAGGGAGAACGGCATCTTGCCGTTCGCAGTCACGGCGGTGCCTGCGACGTCCGAGAACGTGCCATCCAGGTTGAGCGCCTGCAGCGTCACCGTTGCGCCGCCGAAGGCCGTAGCGGCCACCTCGAAGATGCCGGCGCCACCACCCCAGACCTGGGCCGCGCTCGCGCCGGAGGCGCTCGAGTTCAGCAGGAGGAACGGCACGGCGTCAGGGGCTGCGCAGGCGGTTGGCCGCGGCCGATACGCTGGTGGGCGCCGACGTGGCGTTGGCGCGGATGGTGCACGGCGGCAGGCTGAACAGCGCGCGGCCGGTGGCCGTCAAGGCGGTGTTGGCCACGTCGCTGAACGTGCCGTCCTGGTTCTTGGCCTGCAGCGAGACGGTCGCGCCGTTGAAGGTGCCCGCCACCTCGAACTGGCCCGAGCCGCCGCCCCACGTGGTCGGCGTGCTGCCGCCGCTGGCGCTGGAGTTGGTGAGCAGCTGCGGCATGGTCAGATCGCCGGCCAGGTGCCCTGGACGATGCGCTGCTTGATCGCCTCGAGGGCCAGCAGCGCCTCGCGCTTGGTCTTGGCGATCGACGGATCGATCGTCACGCGCACGGCCGAGGTTCCGATGGCCGAGCCATTGACCAGCGTCACCTTGGTCTTGTCGGCGCCCAGCGGCGCGTCGAATTGAGCTTGAGCCATGAGGGCCCTCCGAAAAAGGGGCCGACGCGCGCGGACGCGGGCCGGCCCAAGTCCCGTTCCCCGATCAACCGTTCGAGACGGAGTCCATGTGCAGCACGAGCTGCCCCGCGGCCGTGGCCGCCGCCGTGAGCGTGAAGGTCACGTCGTATTCCTTGCCCGGATCGGACGTGAAGCCCAGCAGCTCCCAGACGCGCTTCTCGGCCTGCGCGAGCGTCGTCACCGAGTAGGTGATGTTCGTGCCGTTCAGCGCCGAGGCGAGCGACTGCGCCGAGGCGAGGCAGGCCGCCGCGCCCGATCCGTACGTGGGCGACACGACCGCCGCGCCGCCGTTGATGTCGTAGAGGCCCAGGTTCGCCGCGGCGCCGGTGATCGCGCCGCAGAACAGCGACAGCGTCGCGATGCGGTCGCCCGAGCGCACGCGGAACATGCGGTACTGCGAGTTGATGGAATCGCCGTTGGCGACCGCGACGGTGGCGACGCTGTGCGCGCGGCGGCCGCGCGAGATCTGCGGCGTGTTCTGGACGATCGGCGTCGCGTCGAGGTTCGTGATCGCCGTGCTCTTGGTGGTGACGACAGCCATGTCGTGCTCCTTCGAAGTTCAGTGGATGCGAGGCGCCCCGCGCGCGGCGGGGCGGGCAATCAGGCGCGCGAGGCCTTGATTTCCCAGACGCGCTTCTCGTCGCGGCGCACGGAGCCGTAGTGGCCCTGGCCGTAGGCCTGCCAGGGCTGGCCGCGCAGGTCGTCGCGCTGCGAGACCTTGGTCGACATGCCGCCATTCCAGGTGCAGAACGACATGCCGCGCTGCGTCCACGCGGGGATGCGCTCGTAGCCGTTGCCGTCGAGGTTGAACTTGTTCGTGAGCACCCAGTTGATGCCCATGTACCCCGAGCCGACCATCGTGCCCGCGTCCATGATCCGCTTCATGGTGAAGTCGGACGAGATCACCTCGATCTCGTTCATCAGGTTGCGCTCCTGCTTGGGCGAGATCGCGATGTTGATCTGCTCGCCGTCGTCGATGCCGATCTCGGTGGAGCGCATCGATTCGAGCAGCGCCTGGATCTTCTCGACGTTCAGGCCCGAGGCGGTGCCGCCGGTGTCGACGCTGATCTGGCGGGACGAGCTGAAAGCCTCCGACGTGCCGCCGTTCTGGCCCACGTTGCGGTTGGCGAAGAAGGCGCGCAGCGCCTCGCTGTCCATTCGGCGGTTGATCGCGGCCACGATGCCCTGCACGTACTGCGAAGTCGGGTTGGCCTCCATTTGCATCTGCTCGATCGAGTCGAAGAGCACGGCCTTGTCGCAGTTCACGGGGTAGACCCAGGGCCGCGTGTGCACCGCATCGTCGGCGGCGATGGGCGTGTACAGCTCGGTGCGGTCCTCGGCCTCGCCGACGTCGATGAACTGGGCGACGACGGCGCTCTGGCCGACGGCGGTCATCGGCATGAACAGGCCGGTGAAGCGGGGGCGCATCTGCTGCGCGACGAGCTCGCAGGCGCTGGTGTACTGCTGCGAGTAGAAGACATTCGAATTGGCCGGCATGGCGGGCGCTCCTGAAGGGGTTGCGTGTCAGGTGGTTCGCCTGGCGTGTCCCTTGCGGGGGCCTCACTTGCCCGTGTCGTGGGCCGCGCGCGCCGTCTTCCCGGCGGGCCATCGGGGGCTTGTGGCCGTGTCCGATGGCCCGCACTTTTCCGCCTCCCGGCGGAAACGGATTTCCCGGATCAGCTGCCGGTGCCGGCGATGATCCCGTCCAGGCGCTTCATCTCGGCCCACTCGGCCGAGCCCGGGGCCATGGCGCGCTTGCGCCAGTCGGCGTCGGCGAGCAGCTGCGTGCGCTTCGCCTTCGCGCCCTCGGGCGTCATTCCGAAGCCGCCGACGTTGGCCAGGCCCTCGGCGCCGTGCTCGCGCAGCATGTCGCCGACCTTGGCGAACATCTTCATGACGCCAGAGAAGCCAGCGACCTTCTGCAGCGCGTCGACCTGCTCGCCGGTCATGCCCAGCGTCTGCGCGGCGCGGCGCGCGAGCTCCTGGCGCATCGGCTTCTCAGCACCCCAGTCGCGATCGAGCTGGGCTACTTCCTCGGCGTGGCGGGCCGCCTCGGCCGCGGTGTTCTGCTGCATCGCAGCGCCGATCGTCTGGTCGAACCAGGCGGCGAGCTTCTGGCCGGTCTTGAGCGGGATGCCCAGCTCGTGGAACTTCTCGGCGGCGGCCTTGGTGAAGGCCGGATCGCCGCCGTCGGCCGTGGGGAGCTTGTAGTCGCCGGCGTTGGCCGGCCGGCCGAGGCGCTCGTACACCTTCTGCCAGCCGGGCGCGTCGTTCTCGTCGGTCGGGATCACGACGGTGCGGCCGGCGCGGTCGGCGCCGATCAGGCGCTCGGCCTCGCGGTGGGCCTTCGCCGCGTCGGCGGCCGACTGCCAGCCCTTGTTCTGGACGTGGCCGACGAGCTCGGCGTCAGCGTCCTGCGGCAGCCAGGAAATGCCGTGGCCGGCGGGTGCCGGAGCAGGCGCGGGTCCGGGCGCCGGTGACGGGCTCGGCGCGCCGCCCGGCGCGGGGGCGGGGCCGGGCGCGGGCGCGCCGGCGCTGCCGCCGCCTTCCGGGGCCATGAGACGGTGGGACTTAACGATCATTCTTCGGCGCTCCTTTGCGCGAGGCGTTCGACCTGGTCGGCTGTGAGATTCAGCATGGTCAAGAGGTGGAGGTAGACGTCGCGGCGACCTTCCGCGAACGCCATGGCGAGGGGATCGACGTGCTGGTCGGCCTGGGAGACCTTCAGCGTGGGCCGGCGGGCGTAGCAGTAGTTGGCGAGGTCGCGCAGCACGACTTCCGCCGGCGGCGTCAGCTCGCCGCCGCGGCGCGGGCGCCAGAAGGCCCACCAAGGCGGCGGCTCGCCGGCGGCGCCGCGCGCGACGAGAAACACGGCGCGGTAGGACGAGATGCGGCGGTGCACGCGCGCCCGCGCGAGCTCGAGGGAGTCGTTCCAGCCCATCGGGCCTCCGGGGTTCAGACCTGCGGCCGGCCGCCCGCGGCCTGCATCTTCGTGAGGTTGGCGGCGGCCTGGCTGAGCTGCGGCGCGGCCTGGACGGCGGCCGCGAGGTTGGCCTGCTGGGCACGCTGCGCCTTCGAGGCTTCGATGTCCTGCATGCTCTTGAGGAGCTTCGCGGGCATGCCGTTGATCTCGCCGAGCTCGTGCGCGATCTCCGCTGCGCTCGCGAAGGCGTCCAGCGCGCTCGGGTCTTCCTGCACCAGGGGCAGCACCTGCTCGAGGGTGCGCGTGATCGCGATGCCCTCGGACGCGCGCATGGCCTGGCGCATGGGGCTCGTGTATTCGATCTGGTAGCGGCCGCCGCGACGCGCCATCTCGGGCGGCAGCGGCGGCAGCTGTGCGGCGCGGGCGAGGATGTCGAGCTCGCGCTCGGTCATCGGGCCCAGGCCCTCGGACTCGATGCGCCCGCCAATGGGCGCCATGAGCGTGGCGCGCTCCTGCATCAGCTCGAGTGCCTGCGTCGCGGTCATCTGCGGGTTGTCGATCAGCGCGCGGAAGACGTCGAGGAAGAACGCCGACGAGATGATGTCGCGTTCCTTGTCCATCATCTCGAGCCCGAGCTCGGGCCGCGCGCCGGTGATCAGCGGCTTCACGAGCTGCTCGCCCTGCTGGTTCAGGCCGCCGTAGTTGACCGCGCCGGGCGCCTGGCTGAAGACGCCGAGCACGCCATCCTCGCTGGCCAGCAGCGGCGGATCGGCCACCTTCTGCGCCGCGGCGAGCGTCGTGCGCTTCATGGTGTTGAGCACGCGGATGTTGGACATCGCGAGCCACGCCGGCGAGCGGCCGTAGAGCTCGCCTGTGGCGGTCATGTACCGCATGATCGCGAACGGCCAGGAGCGGAATCCGCCCTCCTCCAGCAGCACCTTCTCGCCCTCGAGGAAGTAGCACGACGCCCACGGCATGCCCTTGCGCCCGAGCCGTCCGCCCTCGTAGTCCTCGCGCGGGCAGACGGTCTGCGTGACGTCGAGCTTCTCGGTCGGGTTCTTCTCGAGCCGCTGCATCAGCTTGTCGGGCAGCTTGCCCGGGAACCGCTGGGCGATCTGGCGCAGCGTCCACGGGAAGCACCGGTGCAGCGTGTCGATCTTGCCCGCCGCGTTCTCCTGCAGGTAGGTCTGCGATAGCGGGATGGATTTGTAGACGATGAATGGATCCAGCCGCGCCAGCGACGGGTTTTCCCTTGAATCCTCGATGAACAGGATGCCCGTGCCGAACACGAGGAACGACAGGCCCGCCTCGGACATCTGCGCCTCGAAGGCCGCGCGCGGCGAGTAGCGCACCTTGAACAGGATGTCGGTCGCGTCGTCGAGGTACTGGTCGACGGCCTGCGAGGACTGGTTCTTCGGCATGTCGGCCGTCAGGCGCTGATAGCGCTGGTTGGACGGCCAGAAGAACGACGTGCACGCGGCGAGCGCGCGCTGCGCGGCGAGCGCGGCGGTCGCGTCGAACATCTTCTCGGTGCGGCGCTCGCCGTCGGCGCGGCGGACGTTGAAGTCGGCCATCTGCGGCAGCACGCGGTCGGCGATGTCCTGCCAGAGCGTGTCCCAGTTGGCGCGCATCGAGCGCGCCTCGGCGGCGCGTTGGATAAGCTGGTCCAGATCCATCACGAGCCCAGCAGCTCTTTCGACGCGGTCGTGGGCGTGCCGGCGCCCTGCTGCGAGGTGAGGATCGCCGCGGCGCGCCCCTGGCGCTTGCGCAGCTGGTCCTGGTAGGCCTGCTGCTGGGCGTCCGTGTCCTCGGTCACGGGCGGCGGCGGCGCGGCGGCGGTCTTGGGGCGCAGGAAGGACATCGGGCGAGCACCACGGTGGAGTGGGCGCCAATGTCTCGCTGCGGGCGGGAAACGGATTTCCCGCTGGCGTCAGTCCAGCACGTCGTAGCCGCGGGCGGCGATGCGCTGGCGCGCCGAGTTCAGCCGGCTCGTGCGCTGGTCGGTGCGCTGCACGGGCGCGGCGAAGGTCAGCGCCAGGGCGTCGGCGTCGTCCGGGCTCGCGAGGCCGCGCTTCTTCATGTCCGACTTCTTCTCGAGCTGGATGCGACCGTCCTTGTCGAAACCGTACTCGCGGCCGGCCAGGTCGTCGCGCAGCTTGATGTCGTCGTCGACGGCGCCGGTGGCCAGCCACGTGCGCGCGTCGGCCCACATCTCGGCGGCCTTGTTCACGTAGGCGCGCTCGTCGCGCGCCTTGGCGCCGAAGTTGACCTCGATGACCTTGAAGCCCTGCGCCTTCAGGATGTCGACCACGCCGGCGCCCACGCCGCCACCGTCGATGAAGACCGCATCGGGCTGGTACCGCGTCATCGCCTCGGCGACCCTGCCGGCGCTGTCGACGGTGCTCATGCCGCGCCACTTGATCGGCTTGACGACCCGGCCGTCGCGGCCCTTGCGAAAGCGCATGACGCTCTCGTCGTCGCCGAAGCGCGCGATGTCGACGCCGGCCACGAGCGGCGCGCCCGGATCCTGGAACTCGAGGCGCCGAGCCTGCGCCGCTTCGACGAGCTCGACGTCGATGAACTGCGAGACGCCCGCGCGCGGGAAGACGCCGCGCACGCGCACGCGCACGAAGTCGCTGTCCTCACCGTAGTCGTCGACCCATTTCGCCAGCTGGGCGGCGTTCGTGCCCTCGACGGTGCGGCTGTCGATCTGCTGGTTGTGCCAGCGGTGGCGCAGTCGGCCGAAGCACTCGCGAAAGCGACCGGTGTTGCGCGTCGGGTTGCCGAAGGCGAGCCACAGGATCTCGGTGTCGGCGTCGGTGAGCGCGCCCTCGGACACCTCCCAGATCTGGTCGGGGATGGCCGAGGCCTCGTCGAAGACGAGGATGACGCGCTTGCCCTCGTTGTGCAGGCCAGCGAAGGCCTCGGTGTTCGTGAGGCTCCAGGCGATAGCGTCAATGCGCCAGGTCTTCTCGTGGTCGGCCTGGGCGCTGTAGAGCGCGGTGGCCGTGAAGGTGAACCAGTGCGACACGATGCACATGCGGTGCCACTTCGCGAGCTCCGGCCAGGTCTTCGAGACGAGTTGCTTTTCCGTGTTGGCCGTGACGACGCCGCGCGTGTCCTCGCGCGTGGCGATCGCCCACAGCAGCACCATCGAGACCAGCGCCGACTTGCCGATGCCGTGGCCCGACGCGGTCGCGATCTGGATGACGTCGGACAGCTCGGCGCCGGCGCGCAGCTTCTCGCCCATGTGCTCGAGCGTCGCCACCTGCCACGCGCGCGGGCCGCGGTGCTTGGCGAGTTCGGTGCCGGGCTCTGCCCAGGGGAACGCCCACAGCACGAAGCCGAGCGGGTCGTGCGTGAAACGCGCTAGGTCGGCGGCCAGCTCAGCCTCGAGATTTTCCGACTCGTTCACGCGCGGCTCGCAGCAGGTCCGCGAGGTTGCCCTTCGCGGTGAGGTTCACGTCCTTGGGCAGGCACTTGCCGACCAGCGCCAGGAAGGCGGCCGGGTTGTCGAAGGCCTGCATGCACAGGTACTCGGCTCCGCCGGCGCCATCGAGCGCGGTCATGACCATGTCGCGCAGTTCGACGGTCGTCTTGTTGGGCATGCCCTTGGGCCGGCCGGGCCCGGGCGTGCCGTCGCCGACGCGGCGTTTTGCCGGCGTTTTTGAATCGGTCACGCCGGCACCTTCGCCTTGCGCGGCGCCCGCTTCTTGCCCTGCAGCTCGGTGCGCTGCACCGGCGCGGGGAACGCCGGCAGGTGCTGCAGCCGAGGTGCGGTGTCGGCGGGCCCGCGCGCCTTGCGGTGGCCGCGCACGAGCTCGGCCAGTGGCAGTTCGTCGCGCGAGCGGCCGGTGCACTCGCACCAGAGGTCGACGAGCGCGTTGCCGCGGTGGAAGAGCGGCTGCACGCCGCGCGCAAGGTAGCGGATGGCCTTGTTGGAGACCTCGGCGCGGCTGGCGACGTCGGCCTCGGTGAGGCCGGTGGCGACGATGTTGGCGATGACGATGGCCCAGTCGGGGGCGTGCTTGGTGTTGCGCATTCGGTTCCTCCTCAGGTGGTCTCGGCCAGCAGCTCGGCCTGCGCGCGCACTACGGAGGCCTGGCGATCCCCGAACAGCTCCAGCTGCCCCCATCGCGCGAGCAGCGCGGCCTCGGCGCGGTTGTGATCCTTCGCGCGTCGGAAGAAGCCGGCGGCAGCCGGGAAGATGCGCATCGCGACCTCACGCGACGCGCCCTTGTCGCCGGCGCCGAGCCTGAACGAACGCTTCCAGGCCTGCGGATCGGCGTGCAGCACCTGCAGCCACGCACGCGTCGCCAGCACGCCGCGGATCGCCCCGACGGTGTCGAAGAGGCTCGCGCTGGTCGTCGACGGCATGGACGGCATCGGACGCGGCTGCTCGAGCACCGCCGCGACGCAGTGGGCGGCGAAGCCGTAGCGGCTGGCCCATTCGCGCAGCCGCTCGTCCAGAGCGCCCGCGTCCAGCCAGTTCGCGACCCGACCGCCATCCGGCCGTGCCGCCGTGGGCAGGTCGATGCAGTCGAGGATCGTGTCGTGCGCAGCCAGAACCGCGGCGCCGGTCAGACCCGGGTCGATGCCGATGACCATGGGCCCAGCGGGAAGTTGATGTCGGTGCGTCATGCTGCCTTCCAGAACTCGGGGTGGCGGGCGTCGACGAACATCGGGCACCAGGCCATGCGACGCAGCGTGACGCTGGCGTCGATGGCGCGGCGGTCGTGGTCGACGAGGCGGCGGTCGCAGCGAGCGCAGTGCGCCTGCTGGTGGCATGGGCGCGCCGGACTGCAGGGCGTGACGCGGGTCATGCGGCTTCCCCGTGCGCTTCGTGCGCCAGGGCTTCCTCGTAGCAGGCGACCTGGAACTGCGTCAGCTGCTCGCCGCGGCGGTGGCGCTCGCGCAGGACGTGAGCCCAAGCGCGGGCGTCGCGTCGGGACTGGCCGACGCTTGCGACGCGCTGGAGCACGCCTTGCGGTGGCGGGTTCTTCGGCGCCGGCAGCGCGCGCGGGAGCACGTCGGGCCGGCGGGCGCAGAGCGCGCGGAACTCGGGCAGCGTGGGCGGGTGCTCGGGCAGGTTGTCGAGGCCGAACTCGATGGCCTTGGGCGACTGCTGGAACCGGGCGAGCTCGCGGCCCCAGATGGCCTTAAGGTCGCGCACGAAGTCGGCCGGATCGATGCCAACCGGGCACTCCCATTGCCGGTCGAACCGAGCGCCGTACGAGGCGCGCATCACCGCGAAAATGCGGTCAACCCAGCGCTCGGGGAGGGACGATTCGGGCATCGACATCGATGGTCTCCGGTTCGATGGCGGATGCCGCGCCGGTGAGCAGCGCGGCGGTCAGGAGCTGGCGCGACTTGCGGTCGTCGCGCGGCGGCGGCGCGCCGGGCGGCACGGGGGCGGCGTTGGCCGCGTCGCGGCGCCGGCCCTCGACGACGGCCAGGGTGTAGGCGAACGTCGCCTTGCCGGCGCGCTGCGCGGCCTGGGCGCCTTCGCGCAGCTCAGCGTCGCTGACGCCGGCGGCGAGCAGCGCCTGCAGCTTCGGGTGGCTGGGCGCGACGTCGGGGATGCCGGCGGCCTTGAGCGCGAGGCAGGCCTGCCCGGCCCGGGTCGGGCTTGGTGGGGGCTCAGCCTCGCGTACGTGCGCGGGCGCGGGCGCGCTCTCGCCCGAAGGGCGTATTCCCTGTCCCTGTCCCTTTACTGTCCCTGTCCCTTGGACAACGTCACGTTCAACGTCACGTTGTTCGTGACGTTCATCGTTACGTGATTCGTCACGTTCAACGTCACGTTGAGTCTGTTGCGCACGTCGACGCTGCTCTCGCGCCAACGTGGCGGCCTTAGTGCGCTCGCGCTGCTTGAGCTTCGCGTCCCAGGATTCGCGGGCCTTCTCGCAGATCGTGGCATGGTAGAGCCGCCCGTCAGCGCAGCGCACGAAGCCGCGCAGCGCCTCGTCGCGCACCTTCTTCCAGGTGGCGCCAGCGCCGCTGTAGCGCGCGAGCAGGCGATCATCGTCCGGCAGCGAGCCGGCGGGCACCTGATGCCACGCGACGCACCACAGCAGCACTGCGGCCTTGAATTCGTCGCCGGTCGCGAGCGCGGCGAGGTCCGAGTCGCGCAGGCGCAGCACGTCGAGCGGCATGAAGCCGAAGTCGCGCAGGTCGACGTCGGCCGCGATCAGCGGATCAGGATGCGTGGTCACGCCTGGATGTCCTTGAGCGACACCGCGTCGTACCGCGGCACGAAGCCGGGCGGCCAGACGGGCTGGAGCTGGAAGCGCCGGCCGGTGGCCGACGGCGGCATGGGGGCGCCGGGCAGCGAGAGCGGCGCGGGCGCGGTCACGCCCGCGATGCAGTAGAAGACCTGGCCGTTGGCCTCGGCGCGGAGCACATGGCCGTCGCGCACGTCCGGCGCGAGCGGCATGGTCAGCGAGGCGGGGTAGCCGATGCGCCGGCGGACGTCGGCCGCGCGCATCCAGGTCTTGGACTCGCGCAGCAGCTCTAGGGCGCGCGTGCGCGCCGAGCCCAGGGGATTGGTCATCGGTGATGCTCCCGGTCGTTGCGCACGGCCTCGCGCACCTCTTCGTGGGTGACGCCGGCGTGCTCGAGCAGCTGCACGTACGGCCGCCAGCGCGAGTCGCGCCGGTCGCGCGCGGCCCGGTACTGCGGCAGCCGGCCGACGCCGCGGGCGATGCAGCCGCGGCAGCCGGCTTCGAAGAGGCCCGAGACGCGGATGGCGGCAATTTCACAGGCGCGGCAGATGGCCGCGGCCTGGAAGGCGCGCTCGTCGGAGGCGCGGGTGTCGGTCATGCCGAGAGCTCCGCGAAAAGGCCGCCGCGGGCACGCGCAAGCGCGGCACTGCAGCCGGGGTTGAGCCAGACGACCTCCGTGCGCTTGCGAGCGCCGTCGGCCAGCGCCTGGCGCTCATGACGATCCCAGCCGGCGAAGAGCTCGCGGTCGTACAGGTCGCAGGGGTAGCCACTCAGGACGACCATGCCCTGCAGGTCGTGCAGGACGCCGGCGAGTCGGCGATGGTCGTCGTCGGTCAGCTCCTGCGCGTACTTGGCGCGGACGCCGCGCGCGCTGACGCGCGTGACGTGCGGATACGGCGGGTCGACGTAGAACAGCGTGCCGGGCCCGTCCGACTTGGCCATCAGGTACAGGGCGTCGCGCGACTCGATCGTCACGCCGCGAAGGCGCTCGGTGAACGCGGGAACCTCCGCGGGCCAGGTCAGCAGGTCGCTGGCGGCGCTGGCCGTTCGCTCGCCGCGCACGCCGGTCCGAAAACCCGTCGCGTGCTTCGAGAAAGCTGCGCCGCTGCCGAACCCCATGAACGAGCGGCACACCGTCCGGCGCGCCTGCTCGATCGGGTCGTCGCTGAGCTCGTAGGCGAGCTCGAACTCTGTCCGCGAGAACGGCGTGAGCTCAATCGCTCGCGCGAGGCGCGCAGCTGCGGCTGGATCCCGCAGGACGCGGAACACGTTGACGACCTCGTCGTGGATGTCGTTGTAGACCTCACAGTGCGCCCGGCGCTTGTGGAGCAGAACGCTCGCCGCGCCACCGAAGGGCTCGACATAGACGTGGTGCGCCGGGAAAAAGCTGACGATCCACGGCGCCAGGCGGAACTTGCCGCCGTGGTAGCGGAGCGCGGGGCGGCTGACGGTGGTCATGCTGCCCTTCCCTTCTCCCGCATCGCCAGCACGGCCGGGTGATCGAACGGCAGCAGGAACGCCCGCACCGTGCTCGCGTCCACGATCTCGCCCAGCGCATCGAGCGCGTCGCGCAGCTCCGCGCGCGCGTCGATCTCGGCCAGGTGCTGGAAGCACAGCGCGCGGTCGGTGACGCGCGCGAGGTGGTCCTGGCCGTCGATCTCGAAGGCAGCGAGCTTGACGTCGAAGGCGAGTACGCCGTCGGCCGGCGTGTCGCAGCCGCGGCGCTGGCAGAGCGGGCAGGAGGACGTCACTCGCATGCGAGGTCCTCCGGCCCGGCGATGCCCTGCAGGCGGCCGCGCGCGAGCGTCGTCAGCGCGAGCGCGACGTCGCGGTCGTAGAGCACAGCGTCGACGGGGACGACCTTCAGCCCGCAGGCGGCCAGCACCTCGGCGGCGCGCTGAAGGTGCGCGTCCGCGAAGCGCGAGACCTGCGAGCCGTCGACGCCCAGTTGCTCGGCGATGCGCGTCTGTGTGGTGCGCGCAAGGTGCTGCAGGACCGTCGACTGGATCTTGCGTGCGGCTGCGGCGATGTCCGGGGACAGTGCGGCCATGGCTTCACCGACTCCCGCACATCACCAGCGCCGCGCTCTCCCGCGGCGCGTACGACGCAACCACGAGCAGCACACCGGCGGCGACCAGGGCACAGGCCAGGGTGGCGAGGGTGCGGCGCATTCAGGCCTCCCGTCCGGCGACCCAGTCGCCAAGCGCGATGAAGCCGCACACGCACAGCAGCGCAGCGAAGGCGAGCAGCGCCAGGATGGGCAGCGCGAGGGCTTGGGCGGCGGCGCGCATGGGTCAGGCTCCGCCGGCCGCGGGTGCGGGCTGCGTTTGCGGCAACTCGATCAGACCGTAGACGTGATCCATGCCGATCGCCAACCCGCGGTCGCGCGCCATGGCGATCAGACGGCGCGCCGCTTCGGGCTGGATTTCTTGACCGCGCTCGATGAACGAGACATTGCCCTGGGTGACGCCCAGAGCTTCGGCGACTTCGGCCTGTGTGACGCCCAGGCGCTGGCGGATGGCTCGTACAGCGTTCATGGGTTCGCATATTAGTCCGACTACTGGTTAAACGCAACAGCCTTCCTGTTTGACGCTCCACAAGCCCCACTCATAGATTGCCGCCCCATGCCCGCCAAGGAATTGACGTCCGAACAAAAGCTCGAGGCCGCCGCGCTGGCGGCGCGCTTCAAGGACTACCAGGACGCCGAGCGGGGCGCCGGCCGACCCTGGTCACAGGAGGCTGTCGCCTCGACGCTCGGCATGGGGCAGAGCGCGCTGAACCAGTACCTCACCGGCCGCATTCCACTGAACGGTGAGTTCGTGCTGGCGATGGCCGAGCTGTTGGGTGCTCACCCGCGCGACGTGAGCGCGCTGGTCTGGGCTGAGCAGGAAGAATTTCAGCGGCGCTGGCGCGCCGCGTGTGGCCAAAGCGCAACGACGTTCTCCGAGAACGCCGCCAACATTGCGCGCGACTTCGACGCGATGCGGCCGGACCAGCAGCGCACGCTCTACGCCCTCTTCGGCAGCGTGCGCGCGCTGGTGTCCCAGGACATTCCGGTCACGATCGGCGCAGGCTCGGCCACTTCGGTGGCGCCACCTGTTCGCCCCACGCAAGGGCGTCGGACAGGCTCATGAACACGGTCTGCATGATGCCGTGCTGGGCCCAGCGCATCGAGCGCGCGACGAAGAACTCGAAGGCGTCGGGAGCCGCCACGACGGCCATGGGCATCGACGGCATGAAGTGCCACCGTGCCGCGGCGCTGAAGGACCGTTCCCACTGCGCCGGCGACATGTCGAAGCTCGCCTCCGTGAGGTCGAATACCGCGCTGCGGTGCCGGCCTGCGTCCCACTCGGCGCGCGCCCGGGAACCGGCGTGCAGCATTCTCTCCAGCGACACGGTGCCCGTGAGCCTGATCAACAGCACTCGGCCCGCGCGCATCACCTCTGCGCTCATTGTTGCGTCTCGAACCATTTTTGCCGCCCTGAGTCTGCCAAACCCTGTGCTCGGCAGCTCGTAAGGGATTCTTGACCGCCCCGGCTCGCGCCGTGGCATAGGCCACACGATGGCGATCTAAAGGCTCAGCGGATGAGCTGCGACTGCCCGGCGCGCACCGGGCGAGGGGCCGCACCGAGCGGCGAGGAGTAGACCGTGAAGAAGTTCTCGATCTTGGCTGCTTCGGCAGCGATTCTGGCCGGCTGCGCGTCCAGCGGCGTGATCCCAACCGGGCCCGACACCTACATGCTGACGAAGAAGGGCGCGGGCGGCATGTTCAGCAACGGCAACGAGGTGCTCGGCGACCTCTACCGCGAGGCGACGGATTTCTGCGAGCGGCGCGGCCAGGTCGTCGAGACCGTAGGCACCGATGCCCAGAACGCGATACCCTTCGCCCGCATGCCGAACGCGAAGCTCGACTTCCGCTGCGTGAGCAAAGGCGCCGGCCCGGCGCCCGCAGCGTCGGCCGCCGCCTCATGACGCCTGAAGAAGCCTCCTCGCTGCTGCGGTCGGTCGAGACCCGAGCCATCGAGCACACGATCCTCCTGACGCGGATCAACCGCTGGGTCGCGCTGATCGCCGTCTGCGCAGTCCTGACGGTCCTGCTGCTCTTCTTCCGGAAGTAGCGCGACCACTCGCCCGCCGCGCGCGGGCAACTTTTTTGTCGCCACATATCAGTCCGACTGTTGACATGTTCACCAGTCGGTCTAATAATCCATCCCAGCCCCAAGACAACGCCACCGGCGGGGGCCGAGGATGCGATGGGCTTCGCCAACACGGGAATCGTCGGGCAGTACCCGGCGCTGCTGCCGCCCAGCCTGCGCGCCCAGCAATCGCTGGCGCAGGTGACGCGCGAGCTGGACGATGCCGCAGAGGGCCGCTGCGACGCGCTCGCGCAGGCGCACGAAGCCGATGACCTGGCGCGGCGTGCCGAGGAAGTCGACGCCGCCCTGCGCCGTCACTTCCCGCGCTGGCTGCTGGCCGGCATCGACCTGCCGACGTCGTTCCGCCTGAACGTCGCGGGCGAAGACGAGGCGGCCGATCGGTTCGAGACGCGCTGCAGGACGCGCTCGAGCCGAGATTGGCTGCGCGAGGAGCTCTCGGGCATCGCGTCGACGGACCATGTGCTGCTCGTGATCGGCGCACCGCCGGCGCTGCTGCAGCGCGCGCGGGAGAGCTACCTGGCCACGCTGGCGATCCAGTACGCGGATGCCGAGGCGATGGGCCTGGCGCGCGCGGGCTGGACGGCGGAGGACGTCGAGGCGTGGACTGGGACGCGCCATGACTGAAAACCGCCGCTACGACGACCTGCCGACCGACATCGCCACCGCGATCACGCGCTTCGAGCTCGCCTGCTACGACCTGTCGGAGGCGGTGACGACAGAAGGCACAGACTTCACCGCGAAGGAGGTCGTCAAGAAGCGCCAAGCGCTGGTCGCCGCGATCAAGTCGCGCCTCGCGCCGGCGGTGCTGGCCGCCGGGCAGACCATCACGCTCGAGCCGACGCTTGACGCCATGCTCGCGCGCCGGTCGACCGTCGAACTGCACCTGCCGACCGTGGACACGGAGGGCGGCGAAGCATGAAAAGGCACTTCATCCCCGGCGTCGTCGACCGCCACGGCCGCGCGCGCCCCGACCTCTCGTTGGTCGAGCGAGTCAAGCTGCAGGACTCAATCATCGCCAGCCGCGAGAGCCAGAGGCGCAACCTCGCGGAAGTCGAAGAGGCGGTCAAGCAGTACCCCGAACTGGCCGGCCCTCTCTACACGGCACTCGCTTCCTGCATGTGCTACGGCGCCTTCTGGGAAGCCACCTGCGAAGCTCGATGGAACGTCACGGCCGACAGCCTCAACGCCAGAAAGGAAATGGCAATGGAAGAGGACGTGTCCTACGCCTTCGACGAGCAGGGCCAGCGCGCGACCAACCCGGTGCCGCGGATCTCGCCGCTGGCGGGCGTGCCGGTGCAGGTCACCGGCGGCCCGGTGCCGCGCCGGCGCCGCGCCCGCCACTTCTTCCGCGCCTTGTGGCGCTTCCTGACCGCGCGAAGGATCGACCTGTGACACCCGACATCCCGCTCGGCATCCTCCACGACCTGCCGAACGCCGACTACCAAGCCGCGCCGGCGCTGGGTTCCTCCGGGCTTAAAAAGCTCGCGCAGTCGCCTGCGCACCTGCAGGCGATGCGAGACCCGGCCCGGCCCGACGACGGGCCTTCTGACGCCCAGCGCACGGGCACCCTCGCCCACTGCCTCACGCTCGAACCCGACAGGTTCTCCGCGCGCTACGCCGTGAAGCCGGCTGGCATGAAGTTCTCGACCAAGGACGGCATCGCCTGGCGCGATGCGCACGCGAATTTCGAGATCATCAGCACCGAGGAGCACGTCGCGGCGCAGCGTCAGGCGGCTGCCGTCCACGCCCTGCCCGAGGTCGGCGCGCTGCTGCGCGTTGGTCGGCCGGAGGTCTCGGCCTTCTGGCGCGACGCCGACACCGGCGTCCTGTGCAAGTGCCGCCCCGACTGGGTCGCGCCCGCGGGCCCTGGCGTCATCCTCCTGGACCTGAAGAAGACCCAGGACGCGAGCCCGGCCGGCTTCGCGCGCGCCGTCGCGCGCTACCGCTATCACCTGCAGGCGCCCTGGTACGTCGACGGCTACTCGATCGCGAGCGGCAAGCCCGTGCTCGGCTTCGTCTTCGTCGCGGTCGAGGAGGAATTCCCGCACGCGGCGGCGGCCTACATGCTCGACGACGACGCCATGGAGCGCGGCCGCGCGGAGTGCCGCCGGCTGCTGGCGCTGTACCGAGAGTGCGCCGAGCGCGGCGACTGGCCCGGCTACCCCAACACCATCCAGCAACTCACCCTGCCCGCCTGGGCCTGAAGGAGACCTCGTGTCCGCTGTTCTCGATCCGACCACCTCCGCGCCGACCGGCGCTTCCATCGACATCGGCGCTCGCGATGTCGCCGTGATGCCCGGCTTCAACAGCCAGGGCTCGTGGGAACTGGCCAACCGCATCGGCAAGGCGTTCGCGGCCTCGACGCTGGTGCCCGAAGCCTACCGCGGCAACGTCGCGAATTGCATCGTCGCGCTGGAGATGGCCAACCGCATGGGCGCATCGCCGCTGATGGTGATGCAGAACCTCTACATCGTGCACGGCAACCCGGGCTGGTCGGCAAAGTTCCTCGTCGCCTGCTTCAACCAGTGTGGCCGCTTCTCGGCCCTGCGCTACGAGTGGACCGCCGATCGCTCGGCCTGCCGCGCGTGGGCGATCGAGAAGGCCACGGGCGAGCGCATCGATGGCCCGCAGGTCTCGGTGGAGATGGCGCGCGCCGAGGGCTGGTCGACGAAGTCGGGCTCGAAGTGGAAGACGATGCCCGAGCTGATGCTGATGTACCGCGCGGCCGCGTTCCTGATCCGCACCTACGCGCCCGAGATCAGCATGGGCCTGCAGACCGACGACGAGATCATCGAGGCGCAGGCCCGCGAGGTCACGCCGACGCAGAGCCTCGAGGCCGTGCGCGGCGCGATCGCGGCGACCACGGCGCTGCCGCCTGCCCCCGGCCAGTCGCCGCAGCCGACATTCGACCTGGCCGCGTTCATCGCGCGCGCCAAGGCGTGCACCGACCTCGCCACGCTGCAGATCATGAACGACGAGGCCGAGGCGATGCCTGAAGGCGGCGACCGCGACGCGGCGCTGGAAGTGATCCGGGCTCGCGACGCCGAGCTCGGCTGACCCCTTTCCCGGCCGGCGGCGGCATTTCCTCCTCCTCCCTCCCTTGTTCCCGCCGCGCGCGCCCCGCAAGGGCGCACGGCCGCCTTCTTCCCCAACCGCTCGAAAGGAGCACCATGACCGAAGACCTGAAGACCCCGCCGACGGACGCCGAGCTGCCGAACCGGGCGCCGCGCGTGACGCCGGCGGACATCGAGGCCGAGATCGCCAGCGAGCACTACTTCACCGCCGCCGACGGCTACAACGGCGTGCACGACAAGGGCGATCACGAGGGCGGTTGGGCCGACGCCCCGGAGCAGCTCGGACTGCTGACCTTCTGCGTCCTCGTCCTGCGCAACGGCTTCACCGTCACCGGCGAGTCGGCCTGCGCCAGCCCGGAGAACTTCGACGCCGAGATCGGCAAGCGCATCGCGCGCCAGGCCGCGGTGGCCAAGGTCTGGCCGCTGCTGGGCTTCCGGTTGCGCGACAAGTTGGCCTCGGCCTGACGTACCCGCGGGCGCCGCGCGCGCCCGCGCCCTACTCCACCAGTACCATGACCCACCCCACCCCCGTATCCGCACTGCGCCTGGCGCGCGAGGCGCTGACGGCTGCGCGCCAGTTCATCAGGAATGGCGTCGAGTTCGGCTACATCCGCATGCCCGACCCCGAAACGCCGGACAGCGCTCACGAGACGCTGCCTTTGGTTGATCGTGCGCTCAACGCCCTCGCCGCAGCCGATGCGCAGGCGGCAGAGCCGGTGACCCTGGCTCACGAGCTGACCGATGAGCGCATCGACAAGATCGCCGACTTGGTCGTCCGGGGCATGGAGGACGGTCTGCGCGGCTTTATGAAGACTTGGGGATGGCAGCAGTTCGCTCGGGCTCTGCTCCGAGTTGTTGCACCGCCCAGCGCCGAGCCGGCATGGGAAACGATCCCCATCTCCGTCATTGCAGACATCCCGAGCCTGCGCCCACTGACGATCGAAGCGCGGTCGATGGGACAGGACGGCAAGCTCACGCTGTTCGTCTCGGGGGTCGACCGGGCGGCGAACCCCAGCGTCGAGCCGGTGGAGGTGCGCGGACCTCTGACGCAGAAGCAAATGGAGACGTTCCTGCGGCAGCCGAATGGACGGCTCGATCTGCGCGAAGTCGCCGTCGTCCGCATGACAGAACACATGCACGGCATCACCCCCGACGCGGCCGGCGAGCCGCAGGAGAGCAAGCAATGAACACCAAGATCGAATCCTTTTCCGACCTGAAGGGGCACACGCTCGCGCAGTGCTTCGCCCTCAACGGTGACGAGCTGCACTTCGTTCTCGTTGGCGGACGGCACTTCAAGCTGTACCACAACCAGAACTGCTGCGAAGGCGTCGAGATCGAGAGCATCGTCGGCGACCTCGCAGACCTGATCGGCGAGCCGCTGACGATGGCGGAAGAGGCTACCGGGGCCACGCCGGCCGATTTCGTATTCGAGTACGAGCCGGAGTCCTATACCTGGACGTTCTACAAGCTCGCTACCCGCAAGGGCTATGTCGACGTGCGATGGCTCGGCAGCTCGAACGGCTACTACAGCGAGTCGGTCGACTTCTGCGAAGTGGCCGGCGAGCCGCAGACCAAGGAGGCGGTGTGAGCAAGTACACCGAACTCGACGCCGCGATCTTGGAGGAGGTTGACGACCTGCGCAAGCGTCCTGGCTACATGCGCACCGGATCCGACATTCGCTCGCGCATCTTCAACAACCGCCGTGGGCTACTGACGCAGGAGCAATGGGACACCGGAGCCTTTGTCATTGACCGTCGGCTGCAGGCGTTTCGCAAGGCCGGCGTCCTGACCTACAGCTCCGCCACTGGCTGGATTCGGATCGAACAGGAGACCACCAATGTCTGACACCTCCACCCCCGCGGATCGACAGGAGGCGGCCGGCGAGCTGAGCCTCGCGCAAGCCGCGCTGAATGCCCGCGCCTGGTTTGAAGGTAACCCCGATGCGGCTCTCGCCGAGATCGAGCATCGCGCACGGGCTGCGATCTCCGCCGGCGAGGATGGGGCGCTGCCGGAGCTGAGAGACGACGAGATCATCGCCATCCGCAAAGCGACGCGGTACAAGGAATACCTCAAGCCTTGGGGCGAAACACTGATGTTTGCGCGGGCACTCCTACGCCGCCAGGCCCTCGCTGCGC